TGGACGCTGGGGTAATCGCAGCCCTGGGCTCAGCCCCGCAGCGCCTTTATCCATTCGGCGACGCACCACAGGATGGGCAAAAGCCTTACGCGGTATGGCAGACTATCGGTGGTGACCCCGAGAACTATCTGGCTGGGCGCCCAGACACCGACGGCTACACGTTGCAGGTCGATGTGTACGCCACGGCGGGGAAGGACGCCAGGGCCGTTGCCAAGGCCATCAGGGACGCTATTGAGCTGAAGGCTTACATCATCCGCTGGGGTGGCGAAAGCCGCGACCCGTCCACAAAGAATTACCGGTACAGCTTCGATGTGAGCTGGATCGTTCCTCGATAACGCTGCAACCCAAACCAACCCCGCCGAGTGCGGGTTTTTTTATGCCCGACATTTGGAGAACGCCATGTCGATCCTTTCCCAAGGAACCCAGATCTACGCACTGGTCCCGCCGCTTTCCGGCACCGGGCCTATGACCGTCATGGAAGTTGAGTGCGCCACCAGCTTCGACCCGGGCGGCTCGCCGGCGGAGCAGATTGAGGACACCTGCCTCAGCGCCGATGAGCGCAGCTACAAAAAAGGCTTGCGCACTCCCGGCCAGGCCTCGCTTGGCCTGAACGCTGACCCGAACAACGCGAGCCACATTCGCCTGCATCAGCTCTCGGAAGCCAACGGCGATACCACTATCAAGTGGGTTGTAGGCTGGTCTGACGGGAAAGACATCGTGCCGACCATTGCAGCAGGCGGAAGCCTGGGCGTGGCTACGGTCACTGCTGGCGGCACCGGCTACACAACTGCTCCGACTGTTGTCTTTACCGGTGGCGGTGGTTCTGGCGCAGCTGGCACGGCTACGGTGGCCGGCGGTGTGGTCACTGGTGTGACAATCACCAACAAGGGCACTGGTTACACGTCGCCACCAACTGTTTCCTTTACCGGTGGCGCCGGCTCTGGCGCAGCGGCAACGGTTTCACTGGCCGCCGGCGATGACTTCGATCTGCCGCCCACTCGTACCTGGTTCGCTTTCCAGGGCTACGTGGCCGACTTCCCATTCACCTTTGCGCAGAACGCCGTGGTTGCTTCGACAGTGTCGATCCAGCGCTCGGGCGGTTCCGCCTGGATTCGTAAGGTCTCCGCATAATGGAACTCAGCGTCGCAAACCTGAAGAAGTCGAAGGCTTTCACTGCTCGCCCCGTCGAAAAGGAAATCGTCTGGGGCAAGTCTAAGTTCACCTGCTTTGTCCGGCCGCTGTCTTACCAGACGGCAATCGGCGACATCGCTGCTCACCGCGGCGCCGATCCGCTGGCATGTCGGATTGCCTCAAGCATCTGCGATGCGGAGGGCAAGGCAGTGTTTACCGTCGCCGATATCACCGGCGAGGCCGACCCAGAGAAGGGCGCTCTCGACCCTGATCTGACCAACCTTCTGTTGATCGCCATTGGCGAGGTGCAGAACGTGGGAAAGACGAAGCCCTAGATCCAAGCGACGAGCTGTGGTGCGAACTGGTCATGAATGGAATCGGCGGCCGCACCATCGCCGAAGCGCAGGAGCGCATGACCTACTCCGAGTTTGTGGTCTGGATGAAGTTTCGCACCAAGCGTGGATCGCTGCACCAGGGCATGCGTGTCGAGATGGCTCTGGCGCAGATCCAGGCGTTCTACGCCAACTCGAAGACCGGCAAGGATGCCCCACGGCTTTACCAGCAGGACTTCGCCCCGCACATGGATCCGCGTGTCGAGTCGCTTGAGGAGGCGGTCTTGGGTTGGGCGTGAATGATAGGCAATGATAGTCTTCCTCTTTTTGGCTTAATAGGGCGTGAGTTTTTTCACACTTAAACATGGAAGAGGAAGATGCATTTTGAGAATTTTTAGTATTTTTGCGGCAGCTGTTTTGTGTCTTGGAGCGATGAGTGCGCACGCTGAAAAGACTGATTTGAAACTCACTGGTAGTCAGGGGGTTAATTTCTTTTTTACGATATCTAATCCTTGGGCATCAGATAAAAAATATATCCTCAACACTGCAGAGAGATTTTGCGCCGATAAGCCTGTTTGCATTGCTCACTTTTATCTGGCTGGGACGGCTGCTCCAAAGGGCTTCCCTCTAAATGATAGCGAGGTTGATGCAGAGATCGCGACTTACAATAAAAACAAAAATACTGGGCTAAATAGAATTTTATGGAGTTGCTCTAAGTTCCAAGGAGAGCCGAGCAGTAGCTGTTTTTAATTTTTGAATGTATTTAGCTGTTAACTTTTCAGTTAATACAAGGCCCGCCATCTGGTGGGTCTTTTTTTTGGCCGGAGGAAAGTATGGCAGGATCACTTGGCACTCTAACTCTTGACCTGATTGCCAAGATTGGCGGCTTTACCGGCCCAATGGATCAGGCCGGAAGAGCAGCAAAAAGATCATCTAAAGATATCGCTGACTCGGCACGTGAGGCCTCTTTCGCTTGGAGCGCCCTTGGTGAGGTAGCTGCAGGTGTGGTGGCTGGTTTTTCGGTAGCCACAATCTTTGGGAGGTTTATCTCCGAGACAAAAGGGGCCGAACGAGAACAAGCTCAACTAGGTGCGGTTCTTCGCTCTACTGGGGAGTCGGCCGGATTTAACCGTGATCAATTGAATGCTATGGCTGATGCCATGCAAAGGGCGACAACATTTTCTGGCGGTGACATAAGTCAGGCACAAACAACTCTTCTGGCTTTTACTGGTATCGTCGGAAACCAATTCAACCGGGCGCTTCAATCAGCGTCTGATATGGCGGCTCGTACTGGAACCACAGTTAAAGATGCAGCTGAAACTATTGGCCGTGCACTCGACGTCCCGTCGCAGGGTCTTACCGCACTAAGCAAGCAGGGTTTTCGGTTTACGGAGGAACAGAAGCAATTAGCTGCATCTCTTGAATCTACGGGCGATGTTGCTGGGGCCCAGCAGATAATCCTAAATTCTCTTGAGGAGTCCTACGGCGGTGCTGCTGCGGCAGCAAGGGATACCTTTGGAGGGTCACTCGATGCTCTGCAGAACACCATCTCGGGTCTGCTTACGGGTGAGGGTAGTCTTGACAGTTCTAAAAATGCAGTTAACGCTCTTAATGCCGCCCTGTCCGAACCAGGTGCAAAGGTCGCTGTCGATAGTCTCGCAAAGGCCGCAGGCGTTCTGGCATTGGTGCTTTCTGCTAGGTTAGCCAGTGCAGCCGCTGCTTCGGCGTTTTCGTTCGCGGCTGCACAGGTAGAATCTGTTCGCTACCAGTTGGCCCTTGCAAGAATGGCTGGAGTTTCGACTGCAGCGGCGGCCGGACTAGTAACCGTCGGGGTTGCCGCACGCGCCGCTTCTGCGGCAATGGCGCTGCTTGGTGGCCCAGTTGGGGCGGTACTTCTCGCAGGCGGCGCACTCGCTTACTTTGCCACCCGTGCTACGGATGCCGAGCGAGAGTCTGAGGCGCTTGAGGGAAGGATCAACGCGCTGGGCGGTGCATTTGATGCTCTTGGTCCCAAGCAAGCAAAGGCCGCGCTGATCGATTACAACAAGCAGCTTGTAGCGGCAAAGTATTCAGCGATTGAAGCTGAAGTTAAGGTCTTTGCCCTAAATCAACAATTGTTGAAAAACCCTAAAAGCCCCCTGGCCGATGAGCTAGCAAGGGCCGAGGGCGCCGCTGAAAAAGCAAATGAAAGAGTTCGCGAACTGTCGACAAGTATCGAGCAGCTAAACGCGCGCGCTAATGCCGGGAATGTCAGCGCAAGCATATCCGAGACCTCTAAGGTCTATACGGAGATGGCCAAAAAGATCGACGAGCAGATATTGCTCGCCGGGAAAACAACCGAAGCGGACAAGTTGCAGGCTCGTATCAAGGCAGGTCTCGTAGAGGGACTAAAGGCCGGAGAGGGCGACTTGCTCGTCGCCTCTCAGAGGCGTGCAGACGCGGCGATCAAAGCTGCCGAGGCAACAAAGAAAGCGGATGATTCAGCCAAGGCTTCCGCAAAATCGGCTGCTGAGGCTCTTACTAAGCGCGGCGTTGACGCAGAGGAAAACTACCGTCGCCAGATCACCCTTATCGATGAGACAACCGGCAAGCAGGGGAAGGCCAGTGAAGTAGCAAAGCTCGCCTTCGAGCTTGAAACCGGAAAGCTCAAAGGGGTTAGTGCAGAGCGCCAAAAGGTTCTTCAGGATTTGGCTGCTGAGCTCGACTCGAAGGTCAAGCTGAAGAAGCAGAACGAGGAAGACCTGAAGCTGGCCACGCTGCAGGCCAACCTAAAAGACAGCAACACCATTGTTCGCCAGGGCTTTGAGATGGAACTGGCGGGCGCTGGTTCCGGGGAAAAGCTGCGGGGCCGCCTGAAAGAAGACCTGGCAATCCAGCAGGATTATGCCAAGCAGCGCGCGGAGATGTTCAAGCAGTACAAGGAAGCCGAAGTACTCGGCGACCCAGACGCCAAAAGCCGATACGACAAGGAGACCGCTCTTCTCGAGGAGGCCCTTGCTGAGCGGATGGTCATCCAGCAGGACTATTACAACCAGCAGGATGCGGCTCAATCCAACTGGCTGACGGGTGTCAGTGATGCCTGGCAGAACTACGTTGATGCAGCGCAGGACTACACGTCGCAGGCGGCCGAAGCGACTGCCACTTTGCTGGGCGATGCAACAAGCGGTCTCAGCCAGTTCTTCACTGATGTGGCGACTGGTGCCGAGACGGCGGGCGATGCGCTGGGCAACCTGGTTACGGACTTTGCGAAATCCACCATCAAGGCGCTGGCCGATATGGCGGCTCAGTGGCTGGTGTATCAAGCCGTCCAATTGATCGTTGGTAAAACGACTCAGGCCAGTGCGGCGCCGACGCTGATCGCGAACGCCCAAGCGACTTCCACCCAGGCCGCCCTAGCTGCATATGCATCCACAGCTGCAATCCCTATCGTCGGACCGGTCCTGGCACCTGCAGCCGCAGCTACTGCTGCCGCCGCAACGGCGCCAATGGTAGCCGGCGTGGCGTCAGCGGCACTGGCCGGCATGGCGCACGACGGTATCGACTCTGTTCCGGAGACAGGTACCTGGTTGCTTAAGAAAGGTGAGCGGGTCACCACTGCCGAGACCAGCGCAAAGCTTGATTCGACCCTGGACAGGATGCGTGCAAGTAACGATTCGCCCGGCTCCCAGACCGTAAACGTCATCGAAGACGCTTCCCGGGCCGGGAGAACACAGACCAGGCAAGTCGGAGGGCGCCAAGAAACAGACGTTTTCGTTTCCGATATCAACAGTAATGGCCCTCGCGCCAAAGCGATTCAGCAAATGCTTGGGATAGGGAGAGCGGCACGATGATTCAGTTTCCGAAGGAATTGCCGTGCGCACTCCGAGAGGGTTACGGGTTCAAGCCCGTCAGCCCGATGATGGGCACGGAGATGCAAACGGGCCGCACCAGGTATCGCCGAAAGTATTCGTCCACCCCAACCGTCACAACAGTCAACTGGCTGTTCAATGACGTGGAGGCTCAGCTGTTTGAATCATGGTTCGAAGAGGTTTTGATCTCCGGCAGCCAGTGGTTTGAGTTCGACCTGAAAACCCCGCAAGGGCTCCAGCCATACAAGGCGCACTTCGTGGACATCTACGAGGGCCCCACCCTCGACGGCGTCAGCTTGTGGCGCTACCGGGCTCAGCTTGAGTTGTGGGAGCGCCCGATCCTCACCGGTGGCTGGGCGATCTACGCGCCGGAATACATCCTCGGCATGAACATCTTCGACATTGCCATGAACATCGATTGGCCAAGATTCGTTGAGTCTGGGGATCCGCTTCTAACAGAAGCCGGCGAAAACATAATCACGGAATCCGGCGAGGAAATTCTTGTATGAGCAAGACAATATCTGCTCTTCCTATTGCGACCGATATCGCTGGGGCCGAGCTTGTTCCGGTGGTGCAGGGCGGGGCCTCAAAAAGGGCAACAGCTGCACAGCTTCGGGCTGGATTGGCCAAGAGTGGTGTCAATAGCGACATCACCCGGATTGCCGGGCTTACGGTATCGCTTGAGATTGCATACGGCGGTACCGGGTCAAGCACTGCTTCAGGAGCCAGATCGAATCTTGGCCTCGGCTCCTTGGCAACCCTGTCATCTGTCAGCGTAGCGTTAGGAGGCACTGGTGCCAGTACCGCAGCCGGCGCCCGAACTAACCTCAGCGCACTTGGGGTGGGTGATTTCGGTGTCGGGGGAGTCAGCATTGCTGAAGCCGGCAACCTGAACAGCCTGGCATTTACCGAGTTTTTTAACAGCACCGCTGCCACTATAAACGTCCCTATTGGGGCTGGAACAGCGGCAGGGCAGGGTTACGGGATCCACAATCAGCACCCGAACGGACAGTACGCGGCGCAGTACTGGACTCAACTGACCAGCAATCGAACCTTCGTGCGCGTGAAGAGCGCCGGAACTCCGCTTGCATGGAGCGAGTTTGCGTTTCTCAACGCGCCAACCTTCACCACCTCGCTATCCGTTCAGGGGCCTGTTCTGGTGGGCCAATACCTTCTGGCCAGCCTGCCGTCGGCCAGCGCGTTCTCCGGCTTTGAAATCGATGTCACAAACGCAACTGGCGGCCCCAAGCGATGCCGCAGCAACGGCAGCGTCTGGCAAATCCTCAACACAACCACCACGGTGAGCTGATATGGCACTTACTGAAAACGTTCGCCCTTACGAAGTGCTCGTTCGCATTCATGCAGACGGTACCGTGAGCGGGCAGAAACAGACAATTTCCGAGGTGTACCGTGATGAGCTTTTGATCGCGGCCACGATTAATCCTCCGGAAGAACTGAGCGAAGATCAGAAAGCGCTCGCCCAACAGATCGCCGACGAGGTTTGAGATGACGACTTTTGCCACCTTGAACCCTGTGCTGCCGAACGGCTCAACCGATCCGCGGGACCTGAAAGACAACGCCGAGAATTTCGACGTGGCTCTAAATGGACCGGCCGAGGCATGGTCTACTCGTCTTGGCGAAATTAGGGTTTCCTGGAGCGGGATAACTGCTCAATTCGCCAGATTTCTAATAAATCAAGGATTCCAGTACCTT